AAGTTTATATTTAACGGCTGTAAAATGGCTACAGAAAAACGAACCAACTTCCGAAGGTATTTCACCTGAAGAAATAAAAGCAAGAAAATATGGATATATTAACTAACGGTTCAGCACTTGATTATTTATTGAACTACAGGGACGGCAAAATTAAACACGGACTGGAACTTGGAAATGGACTTGATGACTATTTAAAATTCAAACGTAAGCAAGTAAACATAATTTTAGGACACGACAACGTAGGTAAAACTTATTTTATAAATTGGTATTTTTTAGCACTTGCACTTAAACATAAATTAAAGTTTATAATTTGGAGCGGTGAAAATCAACACGGACAAATTTTGCGAGACTTAATACAAATGTACGCAGGAATAAATTTTAAGCAATTAACACACGATGAAATAAGAAAATATTCAGCATATTTAGAACAATACTTTACATTTGTAAAAAACGACCGACTGTATAAACACGAAGAACTATTTAAAATATTTGAACAAAGCGAATGCGATGTTGCGCTAATAGACCCATTTACAGGACTTGACCGCAATATGACTTACGAAGGTAACTACCAATTTATGAATGCAGCACGACAATTTGTAAACAAAACAGGAATGACAATTTACATAAACACTCATCCAAATACTGAAAGCGGTAGAAGTTCAAATATTTATACTGAAGGAGACTTTAAAGGACATTTAAAAGCACCGTTAAAAGACCACGTTGAAGGTGGCAAAGCATTTACAAACCGTTGTGACGATATGATAGTTGTACACAGACTAATAAAACACGATGTAATGAAATATGTTACTTGGGTTTCTACTGAAAAAATTAAGGATATTGATACAGGCGGAAAACATACTGGACTTAACGACCCTGTTTATTGCGAATACAATTACGGACTTGGTTTTAAAGTTTACGGAAAAGACGTAATTTCGGAATTTAGACCAACATCAAAAACTAACTTAAATATTTTTTAAAATGGAACTTGACTTATTGAGCAGTAGAATTAACTTAAACCACACTTGTTTAAAACTTGAAATTAGTTTGTATGAGATAAAAACGAACCACCCAAAAAGAACTGATTTAATAACGTCAATGCAAAGTTCTTTAAAAGACATAAGACGAGCAATGGTTGTTTATGAAGTCTTGGAAAAGGAATTTAGAGTTGCAAGACAAACAAACTTTAATTTAGAGCGGTTAAATTTGGAACAAAAACAAGAAATACAAAACCTTAAAAGACAAATAGAACTTAATAATATTGACTTGTGAAAACACGAACTAAAAAATGTTTTAACTGCAAAGAAGAATTTACACCGTTCAGCACACTACAAAAGTTTTGTTTAAAAAACGAATGTATAAAAGCAATGGTTGAAATACAAAAGTTAAAGGAATGGAACAAGAAGAAAAAAAAGTTAGTCGAAAACTTAAAAACTGCAAACGACTATTTAAAAATTGCGCAACAGGTGTTTAATAAATTTATTCGTGTTCGTGACGCTGGACTAAATTGCATATCGTGTAACAAACCTTGTAAAAAAGAAAATGCAGGGCACTACTATTCGCAAGGTGGACACAGTAACGTAAGGTTTAACGAAGACAACGTACACTTGCAATGCGAAGCCTGTAACACTTATTTAAGCGGTAACTTGTTGAACTATCAAATAGGTATAGAAAAACGAATAGGAGCGCAAAGATTAATGGAGCTTCAGGCAAAAGCACACGATGTTAAAAAATGGACAAAAGACGAACTAAAAGAATTAATAGAAACATATAAACAAAAACTAAAATGAATTATAACAACGACTTTAAACACGATTTAGAAGTAGGTCAAGTATATGAAAAAGAACTTGGAAACTTACTGCAAAAAAAAGTAGAAGTTAAACGAGACTTCCGATGTTTAGAAACTAAAAACGTTTTTGTAGAATATGAAAGTAGGGGCAAACCTTCAGGAATAGCAACAAGCGAAGCCGACTATTATTGTTTTTGGTTCAGCGATGTTCACTGCGTAATTATAAAAACGGACAAATTAAAAGAACACTGCCGTAAATGGATAGGAACAAACCGAGATGTTTTAGGCGGTGACAATAACACAAGCAAAGGTATTTTACTACCAATAACAATTTTTTTTGAAAATATTTATTAAAACTAAATTGTTAATAACTTTTTTAATTTAATTAGATTTATATATAAAAAGGTTGTAGATTTGCATATAATTATTTACTAACAAAAACAAAAACTATGAAAGCACAATTAAAAAAAGTTGAAAAGTTACTTGAAAAAATGGAATTTTTAAAAGAACAAATAGCAGAAGAATTACAAAGCATAATAGAAACAAGAACAGACCAATTTGACGAACGAAGCGAAAAATGGCAAGAAGGCGAAAAAGGTTACGAATTTCAAGAAAAAACTGATGAAATAGAAAACTTTGCTGATGAATTTAATACAAACATAGATAGTGCAATAAGTGAATTACAATCTGAAATAGAAAATCTTTAATTTAACAAAACAATTTAAAAAAAAAACTATGAAACATTTATTTAAAAGTTTAGCGGCGTTCCAACAAGAAGTTCCTGTTATTCACAAAGCAACACAAGGTTACGGTTACACTTACGCAGACCTTCCGAAAATTTTTGAAGTAATTAACCCGCTACTAAAAAAACACGGATTAGGGTTTACTCAACTTCTTAATTCAAAGGATGGCGAAAACTATTTAGCAACTATTTTATTTCACATTGAAAGCGGTGAAAGTTTAGAAAGCAATACTTTAATTCCACAGGTTGAATTGAAGCAAATGAATTTATACCAAAGTTTCGGAAGCGGTTGCACCTATTTTCGTAGGTACTGTTTGAGTTCAATTTTGGGCATTGTTTCGGACAAAGACACAGACGCTTCTGGAGAACAAGTAAAACACGAACCAAAAAAAGCAACCATAGACAACGCACGTTTTCAAAAGGCAATTGATGCAATTAGTAAAGGAGAATATACAGTTGAAGAACTAACAACAAAGTTTAGTTTAACACCTGCACAATTAAAAACTTTAGCAATATGAAAAAAATTACTGAACAATCTATAAACGCATTTTTAAACGCAGAAAATTTTAACAAAGCAAATACAAGCGTTGAAGTTTTACCAAACGTAACTATTTTAAAATTGCATAATAATCCAATAGCGTTTAAATACAACGACCCTAATGAAACTTTGTCAATCACTAATTGTGGTTGGTTTAGTAACACGACTAAAGAAAGGCTCAATGGTTTACCAAATGTTAAAATCAATCAAAAAAACTTTGAGTGGTTTCTAAATGGTAAACAATGGGATGGCAAATTAATTGATATATTATGAAGATACGTTGTTCAGCATTGGGGCGGTTAATGACCGCTCCACGCACCAAGACCGAGACATTAAGCAAAACAGCAAAGAGTTACATACAAGAACTTGTTTTAGAAGAAAAATTTGGAATTAAAAAAGAATTTTCAAGTAGATACACGGACAAAGGTTTACAATGCGAAGACGAAGCAATAAGTTTAGTAAACGATGTTTTGGGTTTAGGGTTTATTTTTAAGAACGAAGAACATTTTAACAACGATTGGATTACAGGAACACCCGACGTAAACACGAATGAAATTTTATTAGACATAAAATGTAGTTACGAAGCTCACACGTTTCCGTTCTTTGAAGATGAAATACCTACAAAAGATTATTTTTTTCAATTACAGGGTTATATGTGGCTAACAGGAAAGACCGAAGCTTTGCTTTGTTATTGTTTAGTAAACACACCTTTAGAAATAGTTGAAGACGAAATTAGACGCGAACATTGGAAACATTTTAAAATTGACGAAGACGCAGAAATTAGAGAATATGTAGAAAAGAAACATAACTTCGACCATTTACCAGAACAAACAAAAGTAAAAGTCTTTAAAATAGAACGAGATGAAACTGTAATTTGGGAAATACAAAACAAGGTTGAAGAAGCAAGAATTTATTTTAACAATTTAATAGAAACAATATGAAAGAAAAAACAATAGCAATTATTTTAACTTTAATAGTTTACATTTTTGCAATAGTGGGATTTGTTAAATTTATAAGTTGGGCAATATGAACATACAAATACAAGACAAAAACGTTTTAAGCGTTATGGCACGATTTAAAGAACGTTCAGAAGCTGGAATAAAGAAATACAAGACAACATTAGAACGAACCGATTTAAGCACGTTAGAATGGCTTACACACGCACAAGAAGAAGCAATGGACTTTGTTCTTTACTTGGAGCGACTAAAACACGAATATAAACTAAACAAATAAAAAATGGAAACAAGAAACAACACAGGTGCAATTTTTAAGAACGACAACAAAAAAGCGGAAAACCATCCAGACTACAAAGGTAAAGTAAACGTAAACGGTAAGGATATGGAAGTAGCTTTATGGATGAAGACTTCAGCAAAAGGAGTTAAATTCTTTTCAGTAAGTTTTAGTGAACCATTTGTAAAAAGTGAGCCACAAATAAATAAAAATGAGCCACAAATAAAACAATACGGAGACGCAAACGATGATTTACCGTTTTGATATGTACATACAAGACGAGCAGTTACGAAAGGAAGTAAAAAAGATTTTAGCGTATAAAAAACGAAACAGCATAGTTAAAGAAATACAGGACAAAGGAAACAAGTTCCATTTTTTCCAGCTTACTAATTTTCTTCAGGGCAAAGACGTTTCACTTTCAACGCTTAAAAAAATAGATTACTTCGTAAATAAATAACAAAATATATGGAAACAAATAAAATTTATAATGAAGATAACCTTGAAACAATGGCGAAAATGCCTAATGATTTCATTGATTTAATAATAACATCACCACCTTATGAAGATGTTAGTGGGGCAGGATATGGTGCAAAATCAAAAGATATTTTATTCTTAAAATTCTACTCTGATTATTTGGGGAAATTATTTGCTGAATACGAAAGAGTATTAAAGCCAACAGGACAAATTTACTTTAATATTAAAAGTAAAACTGCTGATAAAACATTAAGAACTCCGCATTGGATTGAGTTTTTAGAAGGGTTTACAAAACTGAAATTAAAGAGTTATATCATTTGGAAGTATAGCGGAAGTTTTGATAGCACGAATAGAAGGTTTCATCTTGATTATGAAATTATTTACCACCTATCAAAGACAGATGATATTTACTTAAATGAAAATTGCGGAATACACGATGCACTTTCATCTGTTTGGAATATACCGCATAACATACCAAAAGCAGATAGAGTTCATCCGACACAAATGCCCGAAGCATTGGTAGAAAGAATTTTAAAGGTTGCAAGTAAGGGCGATGAACTTGTTTATGATAGCTTTATGGGTAGCGGAACAACAGCTATTGTATGTAATCAATTTGGGTTAAAGTGGATTGGAAGTGAAATGAATCCAGATAACTTTGAAATTGCACAAAAAAGATTATTAAAATCACAAATCACCAAATTATTTTGAAAAAACAACAGAAGTGCGCTGGCAAAAATATTACCGCTAACAGTTGTATAGACGCTCGTTTTAATGGCGTTTATACTTTGTTATTTGTAGGCGCAGACTTAATTGTTTGCGCTTTTTTTGTTCTACACAACTAATTGTT